CCTAGATAGCCCGCCCCGTCAACTAGGTTGTCTCTTTTTTGTTGATGAATTTCACGACAAATTTTTACCCAAGCCATTGCTAATCCAACTTGTTCTTCTGTTACATCAGTATTAAAAATTACTTCCCAACCTTTAGCAATACGATTAAAGTTATCTAATGGATGATCATAAGATTTGTTACGATCTCCTGTAATTAATCTTTGAGCCTCTTCAAGTACTGTTTCTTTATTCAAGTTCAAAGTATGCTCCTTTTATTAAATAATTACTTGCTGGTTTTGTTAAAGATAGCAAGTAATCATATGTTTCTTTAAATGAGTCACGTTTGTTTAATATCCACCAAGCAGAAAGTGCTGCAGTTGAGTTGGATGTTCCAATAGTTGTTTTAGTAGAGTTATCTAACATGCGAGAAGTGTAGTTATCTGGAATGTAGATGTCTACTTTTCCTTTTGCGTTACTGTATGTTTGAATAGTTCCTCCAGAGGTAACTGCTCCAACAGAGACTACTTCTTTCCAACATGCTGGAGTAAAAACTTGTTTTGTATTGCCATCATTCCCAGCAGCAGCAATTACAGGAACATTTACTTTCTTTAAAAGACTTACTTGTTTTTTAAATGTGGTTGACACATTGCAGGTGTTAAAGGTATTGCCTTGAGAAAGACTTACAACAGAGATGTTGTATTTCTTTTGATTCTTTGTTATCCAAACCAATGCATTATCAATATCCTCTGTGTAATAATCTGCGGGTTTTCCTTTTGGATCTATACCGACAATTCTAATTAAAATAACTTTTGCTTTAGGATTAACTTGAGTAATTATAGAAAGCATTCGAGTGCCGTGATTTAAAATTTTACTATTAGAAACGGGGATGTTGGCAGCCCCTTCACCTTCCATAAATTTTTTGCCATTTGGACAAGTAAATTCAGAGACAATACAAACCTCATGTACAACATTGTCTTTAAATAACTCTGTACTTGTTCCAGAATCTATGACTGCTATAGATTCTAAAGAGTCTGCTTGTACTGGTACTACCTGTAAGCCAAGTAGTACCAGCGCAAGGACTAAGAATTTTTTAGTCAATTAACCAGCCATTAAGTAAGGTATAAAATCTATTTAAATACCTTTCTAGTAATGCAAGTTTGCCTTGGATGTTTGCTTGAAGTTGAGCCCTTGTTTTTGGCGTTTCAAACATTGCCATTTCTTTTACCAAACCATCAGTTGCGGAAATAGTTGCACTTGCTGGTGATTTTACAACTGGGGTTATAGGTACAGTAGGACTAAAAATAATCGCTTTAGAATCAACTGTTGCCGTTAGTGTAACTGTATCTACGGTTTCACTTATAGTTGAAGCGTCTTGTGTAAAAACCTGTGCTTGTGCATCGTAAGTAACTGGGTTCTCTGGAGTTCCTCTATAACCGCTAGTAATTCCTGGTGCAGTTTGTTGCACTAAATTACAACTAGGACATGTTGAGTAAGTACTCTCTACTGTAGATGGACAGTGTTCAATACTACAAACAATTATATTTTCAACGGTTCCTGTTGAATCAACTACTGCAAATGTAGCAAAAGAATCTGGGTTTGGTGGAGTTTCACTGCAAACCATGCCTTGGCAATACAACACTTTGCCTTCATCCTCTGCGTTAGCAGGAATAATAGACACGCTTGTTAATACAAGTGCTGTTACTAATATTTTAGTTATGTTTTTCATGTTATGAATGTATCCCTCCGTCCCATTCGGGACTCGTTTGTTCTCCGTGTTATTTCCCTCGAAACTAAAGTAATGTCTCGTTCTTGATTTGAGAGCATCATCTCTAAGATCTTGCGATAAGCATACCGTTCCTCATAGGTATCTCCTAATTGGATAATCTCTGGATCGGTAGCAATCTGAGCCTTGGCTAAACTTACTGTTGAGCCTTTTGAGGCCGCTCCCATCTTAAGTATGAGCAGTTTGTTCTCAGCCATATCTAAGGCTCTCTGAGCCTCACGCTCACTAAGTTGAGCCTGAACTAACTGCGAAGCAAAGTAATCGGCCCACCCAGTAAGGGTAGTAAACATTATGGCTAAGTCTTCACTGCTCAACTCTGTAATATCAGGTGGTAATACTGCCTGTTCGTACTGTGGCTTTGGTAGGGCAAGACCCCTTTTCATCAATACTTCTATCTCACTCATTACTTTCCAATCAAAGAGCAGTATTTACAGCCAGCAGAATCAACATTACAGTCAGGTGAAACACCTGCCTCAACTGCATCTATCACCTTCTGTGCAGCATTAAATACTCTTTCAACAACGTAGTAGTCAGATTTAATTGTGAACTCTTTATAATCTTGATCTGCTTTTAATTCATAGATAAATACAATTTCATTTGGAGCATCACCACCAAATTGTCTCTTGGCTAACTCTAAGTACATTTGACCTTGAAGTAAGTGAGTTCTAAATGGGCGACGGATATTCTTCCAAGCCTTTGTAAGATCTCCATCTGCATCATAAAGTAACTCTGGTGCTTCAAACCTAAGAGTTCCTGCACCAATAGATTTAATCTCTATAAGGCAGTCATCTCCAAGACCCTTGACCCAGCCATCTGCATGGCCATGAATACGTAGTGGCTCATGAACTAGAGGAACCTCCTTGTATTCAAAGACAGAGGTGCCAGAATTTACTTCAGAACTGACTCCCCACTCAGATAGATTGTCTGTTTCACAATGCCACTTTCCATATAGCACTCCCATATCTGCTAATCGGTTCTGCCATTTAGCATGAATATAGTGGCCTTCATCAAAGATATTTTGAAGTCTAAGATTAGGTTTTTCTTTCTTTGCCTTACCGCCATTTAATAGGTAGTAGGCATACTTGTGACACCAATCAGCCTTGATAATCTCTGATGGATGAAGTACATCAGTACGTCGGTCTGACTCTGGCTGTCTCATTAGGTGACGTTCTATCTCACCTATTAATCTAGTATCAGCCTTCTTTGTATCAAGGAATTTCTGTAACTCTGTCTTAGGGGTTGCCATTAGTATTCCTTATCTGTACTGAAAATAAAATCTTTTAGGGACATTTTCTTTTTGTATTTCTTTTGCCACTTACGCATTAAGGCATTGCGTTCTCTGTGGCTTAATCCACCCCAGATTCCATGAGGCTCATCTCTCTTGACTGCGTCCCACAAACATTCGGCACGTACTGGACAATGGTTTTTTCCTGTCTCACCAAAACAAAATGCTTTGGCCTTATCAGCAATGTCTTTGTACTGCTCTTTATCACGAGGAGGGTAGAAGATGTCGGTGTCTTGTCCCGAACACTTTGCTTTGTATCTCCAGGCATACTCTGGTTCGTCCATGTATTAGGCATCCTTGACTTTCTCTAGCATTTCAATGAAGTCGTCTTCAAGAAGAACCACGTAGTTCTCCCCGTCTAGATGGATACCAAGTACTGGCATTCTTCCTTCTAGAATTGCCTCTCTTACTATTTTCTTTAAGACAAGAGACTTTATCGTAGTCTGTTTTTTACCAGTCCACTTATGTTCAATCAGCAGGTCGGCTGATCTTACGTCGCCTTTTCTTGACCAAAATGCCCCAGAGGCTGCGTTACGAGAACCACTAACTTTTTTAGCAATTCTTTTCTCGTGCTTCTGAGATTCTTTTTGTCCTTTAGTCTTCAAGTTCTATCTTGCCATTCTCGTAGCCCTCCAGCAGACGAGGTACAATATAGAAAAGTGTTTCCCTCCAGAAGCAAGGAGAGCAACCACAAAACGGTTCTCCTGAAAGAGTCTCTGTAATTTCATCATCTCCTCCTTCCCATATTGCTTCAAAAAGCATATCAGTATAAATTTCAACGCCTTTTTCTAATTCATGTGCCCATGCTTGATCATTAACTATAAACTTTTTATTTTCAATCATCGTTAGAATCTCCAGCCATCGGTACATCGGAGGAACTAAGTACAATTTTTTGTAGTTCTTCCTTGAGGTCAATTTCGCTACGAATACTGTCAATGACTGGTTCAATTCCTTGCCATTTTCTTTCTCCATAGTAATACCATCCACCTTTACGATCTATTATTCCTTTTACCACTGCCAATGCCACAATTTCTTTTGCAAAATCATACTCTCCAGGTAAGCACGGTCCACCTTCTGCAAAGAAAAAATCAAAGTATGCAACCCGTTGTGGTGGTGCAGTTTTGTTTTTTAATGTACGAACCTTTATTCTTTGTCCAATACGAACCTTATTTCCACTGGGTCCAACTTCAATCCACTCATCTCTACGAATCTCACAACGAGTAAAGAAAGCATAGTTTTTTCCTTCTCCTCCTGGAGTTGTTCTTGGATCGCCATGCATTACGCCAATTTTCATTCGGTATTGATTTATGATTAATCCTAAAACAGGACGCTCATCTTCTACAAGACTTCTTTTAATTGCAGAACCAACGACACGAAAGAATTTGTTAGTAAGCAATGCCCCCCTACCAACAGTCATCTCATTCATATCTTTTTCCATTTCAGGAGCAGGAGACAAGGCTGGCAAAGAATCTATAACAATTGCATCTACAGACTTTGATTCGGCAAATTCAATTACTGCTTGATAAGCCTCCTCCATTACATTTGTTTCAATTACAATAACTCTTTTAGTATCTACTCCACACATTTCTGCATATTCGGGAACCCATTGCTCGGCTGCTACCCACACAGTTGTGTGATCAGGATTTAGTCTTTGATTTGCAGCAATGGTTTTTAAAGCAACAGCAGTTTTTCCATGAGATGGTTCACCAATTAATTCGTTCCATTGGTTTCCTGGAAACCCTCCTCCAAGAACGTAATCTAAAGTAGTTGATCCTGAAGTAATTCGGGGTACTAGGTCGCTACGAAT